AAGCGTCATGTTCAACCATTTCAACTTCAATCGTTGTTGGATTAAAATACGTATTATTTAGAATAATTTTTTGAGATGGTGTACCGATAAAAGGAACTGTGTTTGGTTTATTTGTTGGCGCAGATGATGGTGTTACGGTTAAGAACATTAAGTTAGTAACCTGTTCACTATATTGATATCTTATCGACTTTTGTGATGTACTTGTTAAATTAGAAACAATTGGCGAACAATAGAAAGATGATGTTACAATTCTATAAAAATTGGGTATCTTTTTATTATCGGATGAATTTATATATTCAACCCTATAACCAACTAATCCTTGTGGTGTGAATTTATTTCTATCAGCAGCGGGGACATTACTAAGGTCAACAATTAAACCTCTTACCGATGGTAAAGATGCTAAAATTCCACAATCCGTAATTGATGTTCTTATCTGTTTAGGTCTGATATGAAGTGTATAAATACCCGTATCAGAAAAATCTGTGGCTGATAATTTTAAATTATACAATCCACCTAATATTTCGGTATTAGGTGCTGAAGTGTCATCTGTTGTTTCTGTGTTATGAAAAACAGGTGTTAATACATCTGAAGAACTTAATCTTTTCAATGTAACTTCAGATGTGCTATTTCTATTTGGAACGTAATGAAAGTAAATTTCAATGTCCTCGGGTGATACATCCGCCGGTCTTATTATTCCATATGAGCCTACTGCCATTTTTTTTCTTTATTAATAAATATTATTTTTATTGTTTTCGGATATTAAAATATCCATTTCCGTAAATATTAAGTTCCCCCGTGTTATCCAACTCGGATAATCTTAGACTTTTCTCTAACACTCCTTGTTTTCCTCTTTCAACAAAAATGTCAGAATATATCACCGGTTCATCTATAAACCCAAGGAAGTGTTCATTTCTCGTTATCATCGTATTAAATACCTCTTCTCTGGTATAACCTGATGTTGTACCTGTAATTGTTGTAACTCCATCATCAAAATCTTGATAATATAATCCTTCAATTGTGTAACCACTATAATTAGAACCATCAACAGTTGTTCCCGTTGTTACTCCTGTATAAACATTTGAACCGTATTGTTTTTTCTCATCAATCCTACTTCTAGATATCGCAGCATAACTGAATGTGGTGAAACCTGTATTATTCGTGTAATCTAAATCATTTAAATAGTTAATACTCATACCTGACAATGTTGTATAAGGGACGGTGAAACCGGAGAATGTACCAAGTGGGTTTGTTACTGTTGTGTCAGAAGGTACTTTAATTAATTTCTTTGTTGCAAATTTAGTCCATGGTGTATCGATTGATATTGATAATGTATAACCAGAAGGTGTTGTGTATGTTTTATTGGCCGAAAGTATATCAGTTGTTAATATACTAGTTGTACTATCACCCCAATCAACGGTAAAGTCAATATCGTGTATTTCAGATACTTTACTTGTATCTATAGTATTGTAAACCGTAACTGTATTTCCAGATTGAGTATAAGAAAAATTACAAATTTGTTCAACTTGTTCCATCTCACCACTAAATCCAACCATAACACCCATCTCATCAATTTTTGATTCCAAAAATATTGGTAGGTAATGGTCACCGTATGCTTGTGGTTTGGATATCGATTGCCACGCAAATAATTCTATCGTTAAATCACATCCCGTATCACCATATGATGATGTTGATATTGTTGCTCCCGTCCAAATATAATAACCAACCGCAACATTACTTGATACATTATAAATTACCTCACCATCCGGAGGTGGTAATGTTTGTGAATTTGACCATGGGATTAAATTACCAAACGAGTCATACCAAGAAGGACTAGTTAATGAATGTAAATTAACATCCAATATAGTCCTTCTTAAAATTTGGTGTATACTATCTCCTTTTGGTTTCATTATTTTCTTCTTTCGTAAAATCTTATTGGTGAATTACCTGTCTTCCCAATTCTAGCTCCTTGTGTGCCATTGAATTCAAAAACTTGATATGAATAATCGGTTCGGTTAATTATTACTTTATGGTATACGTGGTTCTCTTCAACAATAGGTGTTGATTGAGATAGAGTTTGGTTCACAAAATCTATAACTGTACCATCTTTAGCGTTATAATATTTTGCTGTCATATAAAACGTATTACCAGTTATGTTAGTCCCAATAAATGGGGTATCATCCTCAAACCAAAAAAAGTACATATTTTCTGTGTTTCTGTAGTTTGAACCCGTAAAAACCGGAAAATATAAGAATTCATTTAGAGGTGATGTTCCACCTGTATAGAATATTTTCTCTCCCAATGGTAATGTAAGATTTTTTGCAAAAACCATTCTTCTATTTGTCTGATTTGGTGCATCACCGTTTGATGTTTTATAAAATTCTAATCTAAAGAAACTTTCAGTTGATTGTTTTAACATTTTATAGTTTTCTTTTAGTGTTAAACCAGTCACCTCATAGTCTTGAGTGTATGTGTTTCCACTATTTAAAAAATAAAAATAGTACCATATGTCGGTTTGTTGTATTCCATTTATAGATGTATATGGTTCGTGAATATATCTAACAGTTTCATAATTTTCAGTTGGATTAATAATACTATAAAGTATTTCTTTATCCATTTGTTCGGCCGCATCACTCCATCCTAAATCAGTTTTAAATTCCTGAGTTTGGGTGAGTAATATTTTTTGGTCTATATTTTTTACTAAAATTTCCATTAACAATTAAATTTATCAATTTTCTTAATTCCATCATTTTTATTTATATAAACCCTCTCATTACGTAAATAGAAATTTATATCATTTCTTACATAATGAATATAGTTCATAAATGGAAAATTAGTTCCAAATCCATCGGAGTCTATAAATCCATGGTCATACAAGTCGTGCCATCTCCATAATAACTCATCCTCAGAATACTTAGCGTTTTGTGGTAAACCGTACACATCACTTGTTTTTGATGTTTCAACATAAGGTGAAAGTTGTCTAAGTTTAACTCTATAGTGTGGTTGATAATATAATCCTGTTTTATTTGTGGAGGACGCACCCGAATAATAATTACTATCCTGTTGGTAATAGTCAAAAATATTTGTGGGATTTGAAAATTTATGGAAAGCCTCACTAACCACTCTTTCTTTTAATTCATATTCATTATACTCAATAAATGCTCCCGTTAAAATAGTATTTAAAGGTAACTCAGTACCACCTGTAAAATTAAAAGTAGTTGCACTTATAGTTCTTGTGAATCCTGTTGTTGGAATTGTTGATTCAATTGAGGATGTACCATTAAAATGTCCATCAACCCATGAATCGTGGAAATTAAATTTAAATCCAACCTTTGGTGGATAATCAAAATAACCATTTGCATTAATTAAAACAACGGTAACATATACTTCTGTTGGAAGATATCCCATGTTATTTGTTAGTCCAGTTAAAACAAATGTATTTTTGAAATCATATATTAATGATTCCATTCTATTTCTCTCAACTAAATAATCATTTGCTCCCGCACTATTTTCTAATAAAAGTTTTCTTTCGTTTTCCCATATTGGGGATTCAAAACCAACTTTATCGAGTATGTAATCTTTTTCTTCTGTTAATGTTTTATGTTTATGCACATAATATGTTGAAGTTGTACCTGTAATATTATTTTTATTAACACATCTTTTACCTAACACAACTATTGGTAGTGTTGTACCTGATGTCATTTCTGATTTATTAATATCTAAAACAAATTTTTCTGAACGATAAACCGAATCACCAACACTAGTTATTAAAAATGTTCTACCTGAAACCGGCACACTATTATCTAATGTTCCTCCCGATATTGTTATGTATTCACCATCAACCATTCCGTGTTCAACGGGACATGTTAATGTGTATGTTGAACCATTATTGGTAACTCTAAATGGTATTCCATCACCTGACACAAAACTATAAACGGTATTACCACTCAATGTATATTTTATTGGAAATTGGGTGTCACCAGAATAAACATAACTTAAATAAACATTCCAATTATGATAGGGAGCCTCTATAGATGAAATAGATTGGTGAGGATTTGTTCCTGTTAATTGTATATTAGGTGTATAAAAATCAAGTTCTGATGTTCCACTTGTGATTAAGTTAACTTCTCTATATACATCTCTTCTTAAAAATGCAAATTCATCGTATGGTAAGAACCCGATAAATTTACTATTTGCACCGGGAGGTATAACACTTCCATCACCAACTAAATAAAGTCTTTCTTTTAATGTATTATATGTAGTTTCACCACTATACATATTTCTAAAAACCATCTTTAATTTACCATGGATTTTATAGTTTGGACTTTCATTTCTTTCTTTTGCAAAAAGAATAGAATTATCAAGTATAATTGTTCTATCACCTTCTCTTAAAAGATTTTTACTTTCATCTAAACCTAAACGAATATTTAAATCTTCATCGGGTGAACCGAAAAATTTCTTAGATGGTAATATAATTTTTCTCTTTTCCATTATTCAGCAGGTGGAAACGCACCTTTTGGTCCGAACCTTTCAATAAATTTATCAACCGCAGTTTTTCCTGGTCTCAATCCAAAATAAAATAAGAATGGTGTGGATAATATTTGTTTATTACCAGTGTAATTATTAAGGGTTGGTTTAATAATATAAGTAACTCCTGATAATGACCATGTGGTTCCACTCCAACCACCTGCATCACCTACTCTTGTCCAAAGAGTACCAGCTGTTGGTTGATAAAGCGGTGGGTTTGTTGTTACACCTGTTGATGTCGCATAAAGATATGTAAATCCTTCGTATTCATTATTGTAACTTGTGTGGTTATCAACAAAAAAATCTTCCTCATCAAAACTACCTTCATTTAAATCGGGTCCATCAAATGTATGTCCACTATATCCCTTTGTCATTGGGAAAAGTACATAATTATATGTGGTGTCTGTAAACCCACTAAATTTATAATTGTGTGTCATTCCTTGTAAATCATTTTTAATTACGGTACCAAAATCCCAAAATTGACCCACACCTTCCCCAAAACCTTCACCTTTTTTATCCCAATAAAGGAATGGTATTTGTTGTGATGATTCTGTTAATCTACCTGGTTCATTTAAACAAACCCTAATTCTATATCCGTCCTGACCTAAAGCGAAATTAATCGGTAAAGGACCATTAGTTGTCCCTGTTTGTGATTGAAAAAGGTCGGGATAATTGTCTGGGTCAACTATTAATGGAGAATATGCACCATAATTTCTAGATTGTAAATCAAACTCTTGGATTCCCGACTCATTGTTAATTGAAATTAATTGTAAAATATCACCGTTTAAAACTCTGTCCATGTCTTTATTTGTTGGTAGGGGTATTGTAACGGTTGTACCAGTTGTGGGGTTCTTGAAGAAATCTTTATAATTATAGGTAAGATTAGTGTCCATCCTGTAGTTAATATATAAACCTAACATCTCTTTAAAACTTTGGAATGATGTTGACCCAACACTTCTTACAACAGAACAGTTAGGGTCTAAAGATGGGTCAACACAAATTTCTTTAATAAACTCATCTCTTGGACCTAAATCAACAACTGTTGTTGGGTGACCAAGTGTTGTTATTTCATCGCTACTAACTAGTTTTAATGAAAAATTTGTACCATTAAATTTTGTTGACCTATAATAGAATCTTTTAACTGCCGTTTTTGTTGATTCTTCCTGAACTTTAAAATGTAAAAGGTTTTCACAGTATTTTGTTCCTCTATAATTTAAATCTAATCCTGGTTCATTATCCCATCTAACTTTTGCTTTAAATGGAAACATATATAAAGAACCCGTCAACCAATTATCTACAAACGAATAATTACTAATACCCTCACAGAATAATTTACCAACTAATTTTCTTCTTGTATATTCACCAATCGCACTAAAATTCTTAACCCAATTTATTAATATATTACCAGCTGCTGGTATGATAGTAAAAATTCCAAATCTAAATTCAGAAAATCCACTTGCTGTGACTAAATCTTTTTGACATTTACTACATCCATTTGCACCATTGCCAGTATCGTTTAAAATTTGACCAACAGGAATATCTGACCCTGAACATACATCACCGGCGGTAACTGTTAGTGCACTATATGAAACACTTACACCAGAAGCACAATATGTTCCTGTTGAAATACTTTCATCGTAAACAGTATTATAACTCTTACATCCTTCAGCTAATAATGATGTATCCAATCCCGTTGTACTAGTTGAGCCTGTTAATGGTAAACTAACACTATAAATTTCATACGTTACTCCCGTCCAAACATAATCCACTGGTGATGTTCCTCCACTATACCATTCTACCCATAAACTTGTACTATCTGTGTCATTATGTTCAAATCCTGTAGGTCCACATGTGTATCCTGAAATATTTAATTGGTTTGAACCCCCAACTGTTAGTGGAGTTAAAAGAGAAATATCTGAAGTTCTTGCATATGCATGTGGTAGATATCCTGTCATTTTAATCACATAAACTTGTGGTGGGGATAGTAATAAATTATTTTGAATTGTTGTAATTGTTTGCGGAAACGCTCCACCTGAAGAATATGAAGATACACCCCCACTAAGATATAATTCCCTTTGGTTAGGGTTATTATCACAAGTATTTGGAAAAACGGTAACTCTTGTTGCTGTTGTACATGAACCAACCACGACAGCTGAACCGTTTCCGTTACCAATTTGTGTTACCACAACTCCACCCATACCTTGTCTAACACATCTTGTTGTTGTGGTACTACCACTAGTAAGTGTTACTGTTGAAAGGGCGTTTGTGTCACAATCATAGTAATCAAATTTAGTTGAGCCAGTAACTCCTGTTGGTTTATTAAATTGATATTGTTCACACTCTAAATATAAATCTAATTTGTCTCTAACCGCAGTTCCACTACCTACTTTGTTATATTTTAAAGCTGGGTCAGTTACTGCAGCGGAACTTGTAACGGGTGAGGTGTCCGACACTTCATCACATGATTCACATTCTGGATACGTTACAATACCTAAATTGACGGTACCCAATTTTTGTAAATCCTCAATAACTTGGTCAAGCTCTTCAATTGGCCCAAATCTAAATGTTTTAAAACCTAAATCTATTTCAAAGCGTAAGAATCTATACAAAAATTGAAACGGAACAATTAATACTTGTATCGCCCCAACATATGCGGTATATATTACTCTTTCAAATACATTTATTATAATAGCTAATAAAATTGCAAATGAGAATTTTCTAAATGCAAAGTTTGTTGGTGGTGTTAAAACACTACTTTCACAATCTTCATCTGTTTTAGGTGATATTTCTTTTATTCCTAAAAAGGCTTCCCTACCAGCTGCATATTGTCCACCCATATATGATGAAACACCATACACTTTATTATATGTAAATCTAAAGAAATAATCATCAGGAAAATAACTACCAAATACATTATTAAAAATAACAGGACTTGCCGTTGTACTTATTGCACTTGATGGATAGTCAGTCCAATCTGTTGAAAACGCATATGATTTATCAACATCATTAGTGTATTCACGAATGTTTGGAACTAAGTAACTAGCAACCGTTCTAACCCTACCTAAAGTTTCATTTTTACCTGAAATTCTAAATCTATAACAAGATGATGTTGGTATACCTTTGTTTGGGTCGTTTGTAATCTCATTCTCCCCAAATTCATTTGTAAACACATAATCCATATTCATTGGTAATGGTAACACAAATGAACCCGAATCGTCAATATCTTCTTGAATTTCAAAATTTTCTAATATTGGTCTATTGTTTTCATCTTTTCGTGTTGTGAACCTAATCATTTCAATCACAGCCGGATATGTTGTAAGGTCACATTTTCGACCCATATCACCTTTAGGTTTACATTCTTTATTTACTGTATTCTTTCCTTGGTCAGAATATATTGAACCTAAGAAATATGCTTTAGGTTCTACTTTTACACCTTTACTTGAAAGGTCAAAATCTGTTCTTGTTATACCAATCTCACATAAATCTTCATTACCCCAAAACGGATAAACCTCAATATTCTTATCGAATGAAATTATTTGTGGTAATGTATCAATATCATTTGATGATTTATATGTATATGAATTTTTAAAATTATCAACACCCTTACCTTGTCTAATGAAATCATCAGGTCTTAACGAGAAACATCCGATATCGGATAAATCCACATCAATGTGTAGTGTTTGTTGTCCAATAGGTACACCCCAAATCATGAAGTCACCCGCATCATTTGTTTTTACAGTATATTTGTGGTATTTTTCGTAGACTTCAAGAACTTCTTCCCTCGTTAAAATATCAGATTGGTCAGGGAATGTTCCGGTTGGTGTGTGTCCACCGTGTTGTTGTCTACTTGGTAGTAAATTATATCTATACCCCGCATCATCTTTATCACCAACCTGAGAAAAAGGATATAATGTGGATATGACAGGGTCGTTTAAATCTTCTTCAGAAACGGGAATAAAAATAGATACTCTTGCATTAGGTATACCTAATCCATTATTTACCGAGATTCTACCGCAAACAACACCATAATCCGAACACATAGATGAGTATATGTCGGTTTGTGTAAATTTTAATGATAGGATTTCTAAAAGGTCGTAATCTTGTTTTATTTCAACAACAACTTTTTGGTCATTACCTATGTCTGTGGAAATTCTGTGTTTTTGCATTCTTTACCTTGTCTCTATATAAATAGAAATTTATCTGTTTTCTATAAAATAAAGAAAAAATAAATTAGAATGTAGTCGTTCCTAAAGTTTTAACCCTAATTTTTACATCAATACTAGGAAATCTAATTTGAAATATTTGATTTGATTTCATATAGATTGTACTATCATACTGTTGTATCTCTTTAGTTACTGAATCCACATATGGTTGAGCAACCTCAGCAGATGAATAATCACCACCAATTATGTTAAAAACTCTAATATCAACAACATTAACAACACCTGTAACTGTACCAATAATTCTATACAAATCACCAACAAGTAATGGGTCACCCATTTTTCTTTTTTCAATTGAGAAATAACTGATGATATCTTCAACTGAAGTTTTAACAATTTCAGTTTGGCTACCATTTTTATCAATTACCAAATCAATTTCTAATCCCATGTCGATAACCTCACCACTTTGAATTTCAAGAAAATCATTTACCATTCTGTACTCAGAAAGATAATCTAAAATATTATTCTTTAATGTATTTGAAACTGTATCCGTTAAATTACCATTTTCATCATATGATAACAGTTTTATTTTAACCTTATTATCTTCTTCCATTACATTAACCTTAGCTGGTGCTCCAAATGTAGATGGCATTGTTTCTATTAATGATTTATAATCGTTTAATGTAACTGCTCTATTTTGAGCTGCAAAATTATATGCGACCATATTTCTTATTTCTTCAATAGAGGGTTGGTCAGAACCACCAACTGCTGGTGTTACATTTGTAACAAGTAATGATTGGATAACTTGTGAATTTATCGATGAGTTTGGTCCGATAACACTAAAATCAACATTATCTATACTACTAATAACATCAACACCTAAATTAGTATTTTTTCCACCACCAACTCTATATTTTATGAATAAAGTAGTGTTTGGGCTTGGTAATCCTCCTAATGATAAATTATTTAAATAACTACCAAGACTAACTTTCATATTACCAGTTATGTAGTTATCCATGTTATCCAATGGGTTTACATTACCCGAACCAAATGTTAATGAGAAATAATTTTCAGGAGTATACTCAGTTACAAATTTATTAGTAACATCTATGTATGTTCCAGCTTTAAAATTATCCTTATCAGATGATGAGGTCGGGTCAGGTACAAATATTTTATCTTGTATTAAAGATTTTACTTCATACCATTTATTTGTTGTTGCACTTAAAAATTCAGATTCACTTGGGTTATTTAAAAAATTTGTACCGTCTTTATGAATAACACCTGAAATACCTAAAACATTTTGTTCAGGTAAATAAAGTTTTAAAAATGGTTTTTGGTCGATTTCAGTAATAACTTTTCTAAAAATCCTTGTAACTCCATTAACCACTGCCTCTCTTTTTACAATTGAGTATGATATTATTTTACCATTACCATCAAAATTTGGAATTTTTAATCTATTTGGGTCTCCTCTTTTATTAAATGGATTTGCAAAATCAATTTCATCCATAGTTTCAAACGCTTGTCCTCCACCAGATATTTGAGCTCCCGATTTTATTACACCCAAGTATCTCCCATCTTCTTTATCTCCTCTTGGTGGTACATTAATTGTGAAGTCACATAATGCAACTGAGGGTCTATTTCCTGGTAATCTAATTCCATATGTTTTTGCAATATGAAATAGAGATTGTCTTTGTTGTGCAAAATCCAACATTGTTTCTTGCCAAACTCTATCAATATGAAAATGTAAGTTATCTGCAACCGCAGCATTTAGGTCTAAAAGAACCGAATAGATTGATGCATCATTGGTGTTTTTAACCAAATCAGGGTAATATTGTTTAGTTAAATTTACTAACTCTTGTCTTAGTCCAGCAAAATCTCTTGTTGCGTATGATATTTTTTTACTCATGTTATATGTTAATAATTATAAAATCAGACGAAACAAATGGTTCATTATTTATATCATAATCAACCCTTACCTTTGCAGTATATGGTTTTGTTGCATAACTTGAAACTCTAAATAATCTATTATCTTCACCTTCATTTATACTAACAGATTCGTCTGGGTCTTGGTCAGCAGCAGTTACGGTAATTGATTTGATTTCTAAATTTGGAATAAATTTTCTAACTGATGTTCTTATTTCATCTTCAATTTGGTTAAATGTAATTTGGTCATTAGGTTCAAATATAAACTCATATAGTCTTGTACCAAAATCAGGTAAATAATATCTACTACCCTTTCTAGTTAGAATGAGGTGTATTAAATTAGCCCTTATCTCCCTTTCAGGTATTTCCGTCATATTAAGAAAATCACCTACAGGACTTTGTCTAAATGGAAAATCTATACCATACTTTACTGCCATACCTATAAATATAAACAAAGATAAAATAGTAATAAATAAGAAAACCGATTTTTATAGTACCCTAATTAAATCTTTTATTCTGTTAAGTTGTTCATTTAGTTCCACATCTTTATGTATGAACTTAGCACCTAAGTCAGTTTTTAGTGACGGTTTATAGGTTGATTCGGGATGTAATTGTTTCATTTTCTTTATCAACATTGAAGCAAACCCTTCTCTTCTTCTATTTGGTCTAACTAATATATCACTAACTGTAATTTCATTTTCAAAAATTACAAAGGAAACATACCCAATTATCTCATCATCTTCATAGACTCCAAGTTCATAATTGTTCTGACCATCATAGTAATCTAAATGTTCTTCCTCAAATCTTATTTTTCCCATTATTAATAAATACCATTAAATAAAAAAATCAAGGAGTTTAGTCCTCGATTTGTCTCTGATATTCGCCCCCTGTATTTTCAAAGTTAGATGCTTGCGGTCGGCCGCGAACCATTAAGGGAGCCACCTAAATCTTTTTTATAGGGACAATGTCTACACCCCGAATCACAACAAAACCCTCGTTTTAAATGAAATTCTTTAGTAAAAACATACTTACCATCCTCTATATAAAAATCAGAAGGGGAAAGTTTTCGACCATCCCCTTCATCATTATTTTTATTTTTTTCGTTATTTAATTTCACATCCACCAGATGAACAGGCCAATTCACCACTTAAATCTGTGTTGTCTTGATGTTCAATAACTTTACTTAAATCAATTGAATGAAGTTTTGAAAATAATCTTTCAAATTCTTCTTTAGTACAATCCTCAAATGGTGCTTGTTTGTAACTATGTTCGGAAAACGGTAATACTGATAATCCATTATAGAAATCTCTATTTTCCCACATCCACTCACCAGCTAAATCCCAATCTTCAGGTTTTAAACTAATTGTTGCAGATACGTTATGTGAATTTGAACCACTTCTATGTCCTGGTTTAACCCATTCTTGGGTTACTTTTTTAACACGTTCCAAAAGTTGGAATGGCGATTCGGTTCTTAAAATTGCTCCTTGTGGTGCTTTCTGTGGAACTGAAATTACAGCTGTGTCATGTGGACGGAAATATTCATCCTCAACTAACTCAGGGTGATGATTTAAAAAGAAATTATAAATTGATTCGTTCTTACCTACACGAATTCTACGGATGTAATAATCGTTGTGCCAAGCATGAATACCTGAAGAGGTTCCAAGTGTTAATGATGTTGTTCCTGCTGGTTTAACCGTGGTAGTACGAGCCGATTTGTTAATACCAATTATTTCAGCAACTCTTACATTTTCTTCTTTAACTATTTTTGCCGATTCTTTCATGTTATAACCTAACACAACACCTGAACCGATACCTGTCATTGATACACCAATTAATGCATCTTTTTCTGTTGTACGTTTCCAAATATCTCTTAGGTAATGAAAGTCAGTATATCCAGCTTGTAGTGTTCCAATGAACGCCGCAGCTCTAACACGGTTATTTAAATCTTCTTGTGATTCAATATCTGAAACATTTACCTCACATAAATTACAAAATTGATTTGGTCTCAATGCAATTTCACAACAAGGATTGGTTCCCCAATCTTTATCATTTGTTAAATAAATTCCAGGTTCTCCAGCTCCTGATGCTTCAACACGTTTCCATAGTTCCATGAAAAATTCTTTAGTAATTTTGTATCTAACAAGAACAGCTGAATTATTTGCTCTACCACGTTGTGGATTTTGTTCCCACCACGCACCTGATTTACATGCAATCATTTCATGGTCATCAGCTGAGAATAATGAAATCAATGCGGCTCTTCTAATACCACCAGCTAATACTGAGTCAGCAATATGACAAATCATATCATGAACTTCAATTGGTGTTAATCTATCACCATCTTCCTTTGCGCTTAACATCCCTTGTAGTTTGTGAAGACAATCTTTTAATGGTTGAGGTCCCGGAGCTTTACCACCCGATGTCACAAGTTGAGCACCTTTTGGTCTAATATCCGAAAAATCAAATTCAGGAGTTGATAATTGTTCTCCAAAGTATGATTTCATTAATACTTTAATTGCATCAGCCCATCCTTCAATAGAATCTCCAATTAAAAATCTTCTTGTTCTATTCGGGTTTGGTTTTCTAATTTCGGGTAATTTTTCAACATGATGTTTTTGTACTGAGTACCCCACACCAGTTCCTCCTAACAATAAAAACATTGATTCGGAAAATGCCGCAATGTCATCAATTGGTAAGTAAGCACAATTATAAATTCTATTTGGTGAAATTTCAATTGGTTTACCACCAAACTGCATTGACCTCATTGAAGGTAAAACTTTCTTTTCGTAAACATAACGATAAACATCTTTAATTTCTTTTTTTAATTTTGGAAATTTTTTAATGTGCATATTCATGTTTCTTGTTACCAATTCATCCCATGTTTCTCTTCTTTCCATTTCAGGAAGATATTTTGCATACTTCATGTACACCGTTAAATCTGACAATATTTTTTGTGACTCATCCATACTATTTAATTCTATTTTATTTTTGTTTTTTTTTATTAATTTTAACGATTCAAGACCTTTTGTCTATTTATAAACGCATCTTTAGCTCGTGCTGCGTTGTCCTTTTGAACATCTTCCTTATGTCCCAATAATGTACTTTGAGATTCTGTATTAATAATTAGAAATCTATTATCAAATGTACAGTTCTGCCAAATAACACCATCTTGTCCAATTCTTGACTTTAATAAAGTCATAGTTGCTAAGTTATGTTCTTTTTGTTCTAATGTCTTACCAACCGATAAAACAACGTGACCGATTTGTGCCTTTTTTATTGACCCACCCATTTGGTCTGTTGTTACAACTTCCGAAGAAATTGACTCTCTATTACCTTGGGTTGCCGTCCATATTGCAATATCAAATTCACTGGTCATCGATTCAAGACTTCTCATAGTTGAACCCTCACCTTTCCATTCTTCACCATTAGTTGACCTTTCTGATGTTATACAATCAACATAGTCAATAACCAATAAGTCAATCTTTTTACCATCAGAAATATGTTTTCTAATTCTTGTTTTAATTTCAGAAATAGTAACAGAATCACTTGGTAATTTAATAATACTCAAAGAACCGGTACATTTAGACCTAACCTCTTCAACTCTTTGTTTTACTTCATCTTTGTTGTTTGGTTGTTCGTCTGGTTCAATACCTGACCAAATTGTGTAATGTTTTCTTTTGATGTTTGCTGGATTATCTTCAAAAAATATTTGAAGAACATTAAAATTATAGTTATATGCGGTATTTGAAAAAAGTGTTAATAGTGTTGTCTTACCTGTACCTGTCGGTGCTAAAACAACCCCTAATTCACCTCTACCTAACCCTCCTTTTAACATACCATCTAATCCATCAATTCCTGTTGGGATTGGGTGTCTGTTGTCCTTCTCTAACGCCTCATCGATGTTATGAAACACATCCATAGATTCTTCGGGTGGTAATCCAACCTGCATTGCCTTTTGAATAATACCTTCAATGGTATTATATTCTTGAAAGGAGCCGTTGTCAATTATTTGATTTACCCTTTTTAACTCCTTTTTCAAATTTTGTTGTTTACAAAAATTTAAAGCCTCATCCTTTACGAGAGACGAATCTTGAGTGTTTTCCTTAATACCGGATATTGTATCCAAATGTATTCTTGCATTTTCTTGCGATTTTAACTCTAACACAATCTGTTGAGACAATGTGTCATAATTAGGAATTTTAGTATATTTTATAAAATGTTCCTTAATGTTCTGAATAATAAATCTAAAGGAATTGTTATCAAAGTACTTGCTATCGATTACATCAATTATTTGTTCCCCATATTTTTTGTCTTCAATAATTGCTCGTATTAGGGCTTGTTGGAATGATGCTCCGAGAAAACCAAAGTTCTTTTCTGTCATGATTATTTTTTTTTATAAGTGATAATTTAAATAAGTTGTTTCTAATTCCTCAGAAGATAAAATAGCAGTTAAATCCGATAGATATCTCTTCAGTCTTGGGCGGATGTCGACTGTATATCTAACTTTTGGGTGAAAGATATTAGAAGGAAACATCCTTTGGATAAATACATCATCCCCTAGTTTTAATACTAGTAAAAAATATTCTTTTTCATCATTTTCTCCGGTTTCCACATCCTTTAAACCGTAAAAATAATCTTGATTTTCGTTTAGATAATCCAATGTTTTTGTTTTCAAATCATGTGAGATTTCTTCACAAATATCTTTTACATATTCATGTATGTCAATCGAGCGTCTCGCTTCGACATTATAGTCTCTTACGTTAAAGAATCTTTGGCAAACTATGTTTTTACCTAAAGTTAATAGAAATTCGAATTTTGTTGCGTCTTGATTAGTCATTGTCTTTTATTTTGATTAATTTTTTATTTTTTTCTTTTCTGGTTAGTCTTAAAAATGGATTTAGAAAGTTAATCCATGCGTCATCAGATTTTGGTAGAAGAAGAAATATTCCATCCTCCATCATCATCTTCATTGTATTCTTATAGGAACGACCTTCCGGGTCCATTATATCATTCATAAGAGAATTTATAGAGGGTATTGACTCTTCAGTAAGGAAAGGTTCATCAAGACTTACAATGCGTTTATTTACATTGTAAAACTCCTCTCCTAACACTCCGTGTTTTGTAACCCCTGTAATTAGATTCTTTATTAAATTGTTATGTTGGTCTTGTTCAAATAGAGCATTAAATTTTTCTACTAGAATTTCGAGTGTTAATGGTTGGGTTTTAATTTCAGGAACTAAAGCCAATAGTCTTCTAACCCCCAAATTTTTTATTCCCGCAATATTATCCGACGGGTCTCCACACATCATTTTAACAAGTTTAATATTTTGTATAAGAATCTCTTCATGGTCATAAACAAACATA